GGATTGCCGGGCCGTCCCGGTAACAATAGATTGGTAATAATACGAGATATCTCCACCAAACCGGCGAGATGCTGCCCGCGCAGCCTCCATCATGGCAGGAATCGTTTCGGCGTCGATTCCCATCGTCATTGCGTAATTAGCCTGTTTAATTTGGTCAAAACTGGATATAGTTCCCGCTGCCGCTCGATCCATCTCTTCAAGCATCGTATCGGCATTCTCACCGAGATTCTTTCGGAAATTGGCCGACATGCTTTCAAATTCGNCGGCTTGTTTGGCATTNGAAACGACAANATAGGTCCCGGCGGCCCCTGCGGCAGTCATCGCCGCCCCAATCATGGCAACCTCGCCCCAACTGCGTTTCGCGGTATCTGCGGCTTTTTNGGTTACGTCGGCGTTCTTATCGATTTCTTTATTCAACCTATCAACGTCTTTTGTAACATNTTCAANACCTTTCCCGGCAGTATCACTGTAATTTTTGGTTGCTCGTTCTAATTCTGTAAAATTGCNTTGAGTATCGATAACGCCAGAATCTAACCGATTGATTTGGTTATCTATCCCAAGGAGACGGTTACTCACATTATCCGTCATTCCAAGTTCAATCATCAACGACCGCAGAACCGTCACATTACCGTCTCCTTCTCGGGGATTGTGTATTTTGGTTAATCATTTCGTTTCTTATGTCTAATGCCGCATTCGCTTCCATAATTTCATCTTCTGACATGGATNTGGCATCAGAATAAGTGATTCCGGTGTCTGACAGAATTAACCGCCAGAACCACCAATTTGAGCGTGCTAATNTTTTAAATTCCGTCTTACTGCGGTATGGTTCCTCCGTGTTGAAATTCTATCGCAGCATTGGCAACCTCCTGACATTCNTCGTAATCCTCAAAATCATCAAGAGACACCCGGGGATTGATCACCATATGCTCGAAGATTTCAGATAAGAACTTCTCTTCGGACATCACACCAAATCGGTTCTTGCACCGGTCCCGGAGCCGAGCCCATTCCCGAGGTGGAATTTTCTTCAGGGTATACTCCTTACCCTGAATTTCTACCTTCTTTTCGGACATTACCGCACCTCATAGTCGGCAATGCGGATAGTAAACTCGATTTCCGGGATACTGTCACCGGCAACCCCCGAGAGGTCGGGAAGTTTCTCTATCCAGGCTTCGGACCCACCTGCGGNGATTTCATCGGTATTCCGGTCGATGAGATGAACGGGATCAATGTCATCACTATTCGCTTTGCGAATCAGGTACNTGAAATCAGGACTCGTCCTTTTCACCGTAACGGTAATGTGGCCGAGAGGATCGCGGTTCCTTGACCGGGAAACCTCTCCTTGCGCTCCAACGTAAGTCTCCCACCGATTCGCTTCCTTTCCCGCTGTAATCGGAGTTCCGGCAGCAAGGCCGGTAATGGTTCTTCCTCCGTATACAAGCATGTAGTTTTCCGGGTCGTAATTTCTAACAGTCATGTTTCACCACCTCACAGGGAAATGACTCCTTTTACTGTAACGTTGTGAATAGCACCCGCAAGGGTGAATTCAAAGCGGACATCCGGGAGAGTCCGGTTCGCGATCTCATTCGTTGGGATTTCCCCCCGTCTTGGGGCGGTCACGCTCCAAAGGCCGTTCCCATCCGCGTCGCGGGCAATGATGCCCATTCCAACCGCCTGCTGCATAACTCCCTGCACTTCCGAGAGGACCATCGCGATCCCCCGGTCGTCGTATGGGATCTTCGGCGACGTCGCGAGCAGNCGGAAGACATTCTCGGCAATCCNGGCNTTNACCCAGTCCTGTGACCGGATCACGTCAATGTACTCGCCCGAGAAAGTCACTCCTTCGGAGGTATGGAGGATTCCACCCTGGGAAACAACCACGTTACAGTTTTTCTTCTTAATCGCGGCAATCTCTGTCGGATTATACCCGGATACACCGATTCCATTCAGTGATTTGAATTTCCAGGTGATCGAGCCGGGGTCTTCTGGAGCACAGCGTCCTACAAACGCTTCTGCGGGATACTGGGTTGCGGCGTTCTTGTGAGCGAGCCCGACTGCCCGTTCATTCGCAGTTGTGGCGGGACTAAGAGCGTCAAGCACTTCTTTCGTCATGCTGACGAAATAAATCTTGTCGTTCGCAGCCGCAAACTCGGCAAAAGCGTCGATAATCAGTGCGTTTTGACTATCCGAGAGGAGGAAATACCAATCGTTGTGTCCTTTTGCAAGAATTTCGTTTATCCCCGCAATTGCGGTGGTTGCATTGGTCAAATCCAACCAAACGACGGCAACCTTTTGGGGAGCCGGGGTTTGCCCGAAGATCTTCTGCGCGATCTTGTAGACTTCGGTCCCTGCCGTGCCCGGATCTCCCTCTTCCCCCGGATCTCCCTCTACCGCCGGGACCAGGGCCGCAACCTGGGAAAGGTTTTCACAAACTCGATACCCAAGGTCGTCAAACCCGGTTTCTCCGGCAGTCCCCACAATGAGCGGAAGACCAAACCCGGCTTGGGTTACGGCAGCCGTTTCTTTAGTGATAATTACGTTAACGTCTGTAATTCCTGTCATTTTATCGTTTCTCCTAAATGTTGGAACCTGTGGTATAATCCACGGATTCGATAGTTTCGACGTCTATACTAATTTTACTTGATACTCGAAGTACAACATCGAACCCAACTCTGTATTCAGGTTGAATCTCCTCGATGATTAAACTTCTGTCAAGCACGGGTTCAACACGCGCTACAACGATGTTCTCCCCTTGGAGCGCGTCTTTCCCGTTGAGTTCGAACCATTGCCGAATTTGCATAATTGTTTGATAACATTGACTAACATCGGTGGAAACAGCCGTAAAACTCCAAACTACCGTTGGATATTCCATACGTTGTTTCCTGCTCCAATTCTCGGTAACCACCTCGGGTTGATCACCACCTCGGGTTGATCAGGGTTTCTCGATTCTGGTTCGATGGGTTTGACAATATCGGAATACTGAATAACTGGCGGTGCTTCTTGCGGAATATATGGGGCAATGATGGTATATGCTACAAACGGTTTTTCCGGACGGGGTCCGTTGTTTGGAACAAACAATATCTGGGTAAACGCGTATAATTGGCTTATCACCCAGTTCCGGTGTCCCACGATATCAAACATTAGACTCCCTCTGATATCCTTGTTGCTAGGTAGATTCTAAACCCATTGTCAGGACATTTGATGTAAATCTTAACGTCTTGTCGGGTATATGAACCTCCAAGGTCATACTTCAGGTCTTTGGGAGTTAATGGCAGAATAACCGCGTTTTTGGTTTCTATGGTCGGTTCATCCGGAACCCAAACCCCGCCGTTCTCCATGTCGTGATACCCTTCTTTTCCGGGTTTTGAGAACGAATAGGGGAGTTCCCACGATGAAAACACAGCATCCCAATTGAACCACCCGTCATACGGAAGAACACCCGTGATTTCAAAGGTCTTGCCGCCCCAAGACAGGTTCGCCCCAATCATTCGGAAACCTCCGTTATTTTCCAGGTAATTGAGTTCATCAGTTGCCCGGTATCGATTAACGGGTTTGACGACCCTTTAGCCCGGATTGTCGATTCCGCTAACGGGGGTTCTTTCAATTCGACCAGGAAATCTTGAATCTTCGTGGTGACAGACGCCCCAATGAGCTCTAACGCACTTTTCCCGGTGATTTTCAATTCCAGGACTTGTGACAGAAGTAATTCAAATTCCCTCTGAATCTTGTCGAGATTCGCATCAAACCCGGCACGAAGATACGACCGTTCAGGGATGTAAAACCATTTCTCGGGTTCATCGCGTTCTTTAGTTGAACCCCACGGTCCTTGAACGTGCGTAGTTTTGAATTGTTTCGGGATTTGCATCCCGAATTCATGCACAAACGCGATCATCAGCATTGGAGTATCATCTTCTCGGTCGGAACCGGAGAATATGCCAATCTCGACAAAATGGGTTGCTAAGTACTCAAGTTCGTTCAATAGGTCCGGGATACGGTTTTCCGGGGTCATATTGTCCGCATTTTGATATACGGTTCAAGTAACCGTTTTACCTCAGTTGGTAGCGTCCCATCGGTCCCACGGAAGAATGATACAGATACATCCGAGACTGACTGGCTAGCGACGTTGACGGGTGTATCCAACGATTCGACAAGCCGGCGCAACGCCAATTCAACGCCACCCGGGAGTTCACCGTCGATAAATGCTTGCCCGCAATAATCGTTAATCCAGTCTAACGATGCGGCCCGGATGATATCTTGTTCATTCTCGACCATTTCGCGCTCCTATCAGGTCGTTGTTACGTTGTTTTCAACCTCTTTACGGATAAGATCCTTCAGTTTCCCGTTTTTGGTTGATTTGATTGATTCCCCGACATAATTCAGAAGGATCTCATCGGTTGAAATGAATTCTTTCCCCGTTTCAATTCCAAGAACGAGTATTTTCGTGTTTGTTGAGTGATTCGTAACCGTTTCCGGTGAGAATTCGGTTCCGTCGTCACCATTCACCAGAATAGTGAAATCGGTAGCAGCATCCACACCCGGGGTATCCATCGCCATACTGAACTCAATTTCGATAGATGTCCCATCAACGTCGGTTACAGCATTTACATATTCGGGAACGATGGTGTTATCGACCACAGGACTTGCCGCGAAAGACGCGAGAACGCCACCATCTGCCGCAAGAACACTTCCCCGGGTATATGCAACCGTTACGGTATCCCCGTTCTTAATTGGCAGGAGGGTCGGGAGTTTGAGACTATATTTCGTGTCTGTCCCGGGATTCTGTATTTCAACCGCAACCGGATGAAACGGTGTTCCCCCGTTAAGAGTGATGCTGAACTCTGAGGTAGAAAACGGCTGGAGCATCGCTTTGCTGAATGTTATAATGATATTTTCCCCGGTCGTGTCCGTTTCACGACTTGAAACCGTTGGGGCGGTAATGAATCCAGAAGCGAGCCCGATGCGAGCACTTAACATTTGAAACATCGCTTCAAACGTCTTCTTGTCAACGATGTAAGTGTCATCGATTTCTTCGATGCTTGTGACGGCTCTACGCTTTTTGTGGTGTTCAAGGTTCGCGTTGTTCAGGATGTATAATGATTCTTCAACGGTCCCATTTACCGCTTCAAGTGGGAATTGGAACGCAACAAGGTCGTCACGGACGAAATAGAGTCGAATCGGAGTATCTTTATTCCCAAATTCAACCACATTTAAGCGGTTTGCTCTCCAAGCGAATTTAAGCAGTTGGATTGTCTTTTTAACTGTATTCACCATGTTAACCTCCAAAATGTATGGGGAGAGGGATTAATCCCCCATTCAGGGTGTTCCGGCAGCAACGGGCGGGAGAAGTGCTGCGAACGGGTAAGAGGTCGCTCTCTGCCGCATTGCATGGATCGGGTTTGGAATTGCCCATCCAAGACGCATGGTTACGCGAAGCGCGACCATATCATTCTGCATCAGGTTCATGATGATACTACCGTTGGAATCCTGAATCACGCCTTCTGTGAAGACTTTGAACGAGATATCCTGTCTAATGGAGTAGACCGCCTGATTCATATCCCCGACCAGAAGTTTTGCAACCGACGCGTTGAACGTGTTGTTCATCGGGAAATTGATGGGAAGACCGTGAAGGGTTGCCGGGACGCCAGACTGGAGAGAATTCTGGAAAATCGGGTTGTCGTTCTGGTCACGCAGTTTCCGCAGTTGGCCTTTGAAAGAAATCGCGCTTATGAACCCGGACGGGTTATACCCTTGTGTTTCGAGAATCGTCATCAGGTCGGAGATATCATCCGCAACATCAACATTTTCGGGAACGGATTCTTCGACAAGAGTCTGTCCACTGTTGAAACACCCGGGAATGATACCGATAGGCCAGGTGGTAGGCCGGTTGTTTCCCCAAATGATTGCCGAATCAATTCTCGCGTTAAACGCTTCAATGATTTTCGGGCGAACCTCTTCCCAAATCGGATACGCCGAATCTTCCAGAACATCCTCCCCAATCGGGAGAATGATTGCGAGCGGTTCGGCGGTGATCCAGACATTATCCCATTCCATNTGGTGCGTGGCCTTCCTTGCAGGAACACCGGTTTCATACGGGTCNTTGTTCCCGNNGAACAGGTCACCAGTATCNTNCCCGTCGAACTGGTCAGTGACCGTGGAAGTAGCAAAAGATGCCGACCCAAGCGAGTCGAGNACTGCCATACGCAGAGTTCTTGAACTCATATTGGGGAGACGCCGGAACAGAGAAAGGGCTGTGCTTTCCTCATTGATTCCTTTAATAATCTCTTTACTGACCTCTTCGGGAATGAGCGGCGCTGCATCGNCTTCAGTGGTCATATACGCTGTGCCGCNCCCAGGGCTGTTTGTTATCAGTGACATTCAATAAACCTCCGTTTTAACGTTTTCTCCCGGCTGCCCGCCGAATCATGGAATCGAAGGCGTTTCCCGGGCTAATATTGGTTCCACTCCCGACCCTAGGTGTTATTTGCGGAATTCTGCGCTTGATTTCTTCATTCACGGCCTCTTTAAACGCTTCTTCAAACGCCTTAACATTGTTAAACGTTGTATCCCCATCTTCCCCTATCAGCCAGTCTGCGAAACGAACGGGTAGTTTCCGTTCTTCAAGGACTTTGATGGTTTCAAGTTGAAGACGTTGCCGGGCTAATTCCCGTTCTTTTAAAGCAAGGATTTCTTCGCGTTTTTTCAGAAGAAGTTCTTGTCGTTCGCGTTCAGAGAGTTGCGACATCCGGGCCGCTTCTTCCCGTTCCTTCTCGACTCGTTCAGAAAACTCTTTTTCCCACTTCTTCTTGGCCGTTTTGAGTGCTTCCGTCACGCGTTTGTCAGTTTCCGATTGAAGAGTACGTTCATACTCTTCTTTTGACATTTTGACCTGTTCTGGAGCAGACTGGTGTTGATCGGTCTGTTGGCCCTGTTGGTTCTCGCCGCGTTCGGGTTTTGAACCCGTTGAGGCAGCCCCGTTTCCAGTTCCCGTAACCATAGTCATTATTTTTGGTTTCGGGACTATTTATATGATTCGCTTGGATTTATGGGTTAAAAACAGAGGTTTGGAATATTGGCGGGTTTAAAAAGAGTAAAAAGAATAAATCATTTGGAATCTTGTTCTTTTTTCTCTTTGGCGAGCCGCATTCCCCGGTTAACTCTTGCAATAATCGCGCGTTGGCCGTCAGTTAATCCTTTAGGACCATCAAGAACCTTGAATTCAGCATCATTGTGGCGGCCTTCTGATGTATATTGTTCATTTTCTTTCATAACGTCCACCCATATTATAATGCGTTATAAAAATATATATCTTTCATTATGCCTCCCCAATGACGGTAACAATATGGAATATTGAATCGGACATTTTCCCAGTATCAATGGTTTCTTTGTTAACTACCGTCCATTTTGTCCCGGGTTTGATGATTAATTCACTTTCAAACTTGGTTCCGGCGATACCTTTTTGTTTTCCGGTCATAATTGCCCGAATAACAACCTGTTGTGGTCGTTGGTCTGGTTTACGATCCAGAATATTTTCCGCAAAACCAGAAGCAACCTCTGAACTGGTCGAGAATGATTGAAACCCGTTATCTTCATACAGATCTCCGGTTTCCAATTTTAATGCGTCCCTCCCCGAATACTTCCCCAACCCGCGATAGAAAACCGTATCAGGGGTGGTATATTGGCCTTTTTTATCAATGATCTCGTTTAAAACGTTATATTTTTTCATCAATTCAAGTATTTTATCATCGGTATATCCATATTTTTCTTTAGAACCGTCTGGTCCGTGTCGTGAAAACCGGTTTATATCGATATACCCAGTTCCCATATAACTTTTATGAACTTCAACTGCTTCTGATCCATCTTGCGCGCTAACTTGATAAAACTGTGAATGGTGCATTTTTTTGACAGTTCCAGGTTCTTCTTCAAGCACATCCCCGAATTTGATTGTAAGATTATCAATACCGGGTATGGTGTTTTTATCAATGAGTTTCTCGGCTTGTTCCAGTTCTTTTGAGATTTCTTTGGCTTGTGCATCGAGGTCTGCCTTAACCGCCTTCAGTTTCAGTTCTTCAATCGTGACTTTCAGTTTCTTTTGTTCAATATCGGCCTTTTTCAATTTTGCTTCTTCTTTCGCTGCTTTCCCCGCTTCAAGGTCTTCTCGCTGTTTTTTCAGTTGTTTATTGATTCCTTGTTCTTCCTCTGGATCTGGGTCGGTGATGATTTCAACCACCATTACGCACCGGCAATTGATATCGTCTTCGGCCGTTCCTAGAGCCCCGGGATGCGGTCCTTTTCCACCGGTCTTTTCGTTCACGAAATCTTCATCGAACGGGATTGCTTTGTCACGGCTGTATTTATCGCCCATGTAATTGTGGCCAGGTCGGACCCGTTCATCGTCCCCATTGCGCCACCATTTCCGCAGGTTTACCCCTTGTTTCGACGCATTGGTGATAGATTCATATTTACCCGCCTCAAGGCAGCGATGAGATTCAGTTCGGACGATACGAACGGCTTTAAACGCTTCCATCTCGGTTGTGTTCTATTTGTTTAGCGATGTCTTTATACCGTTTCCCTTGAATCAGCCCTCGGTTAATCTCTTCCTTTATCGTAGAAACCGTGAATACCCGGTTCGTTGCAAGGCGTTCGTCCAATTTCAATCCCGATATGGGATTTTGCACGATTGCGTTAACTATNTCGGGTTTCAGGATTCCCCGAATTTTCTTATTGGCTTCTTGTTCTAACGCCAGTTTCGTCAAGTCATGACTCGAAGCAACTGTTTTTCTCAAACAATTACGTATCTCAAGTGCCGCTTCCTTTGTCCGTTTTTTGANGATTGTTTCAATATCCTTNTTTATTTTATCAATCAACCCGTGTTTAGCAAGGTTTGAAAACGTCATCCCGCCGTCAAGATTACCGTGTTCCTGATACACCTTCCCCAATTCTTCCCGGATATCATACAGCATCTCGGCATAGTTTGCACCAATGCGGTCGGTTGCAAGTATGGCTAACGCTTTTGCTTCTTGCCGGACTTTATACAACGGGACGGATTTCGACACCATATCAACTATCCCCAACGTGCTTCCGCACAGGTTGTCAACCAACGGTAGAATCGTCTATGCCAGAAAGGAACATCCCTAGAACCCATGAACCACGGCCAGATCACCCACAATACATGTTCAAATGGGGTCGCCCAATCATCCAGGAAACTGGCCATATCATCAGCGGGTTGGCCGACTGCGTGAAGAAGTTCGTGCCAAAGCCGCATCAAGACCACATCCAGGGTATCCTCGGGGCGAACCCTTACCGAGNCCCGCAGGTAAGACGCAAGACCGACCGCGTGAGCCGTGATATCATCATCGAACACATACACATCACCCTCGGTAATCGGGAACGGGAAATCACTGATAACGGGGTCTGTTGGGTCCAACCGTTGAATGGGNGGCACCCCGATTTCAATGGACTGGAATTNGAAAAATTCCGGGAGTTGGTCTAATTCGGGTTCAATGAAATCCAGAAGAGCCATGGTTTTGAAATAGAGACGGAATTGGGGAATCATACTTGATCCTCCCCAATGGGCGCGGTATCTTGTTCCGGTTCCCTCAAATCATCCAGGTAACCTGATAAATCGATTTTCCCTTCGTTCTCTTTTTCAATCCGGGCCATTTCATCTTCAACATCAGAAACCCACGGGTGGTGACCGATGATTGTCTCATCGCTGAGAATACCTTTCAGGTTCATGACGACCTGGCTGATATCCAGGATATTCTCGGGGATGTTCCGGGTAAACGTGATTTCAATGTCGCGCCAATCGAACTGTTCGTTAAACGCTCTATAGTAGTTGGCAATAAGTTCGATCCGGCGTTGGAGACCGCGTTTGAATTTCCGTTCTTTTTGAGCGGTGTTTTGTTCCAGCCCCCACAGTTTGTAGCGCAGCGCAATACCGGAAAGGTTCCCGGCAAACGCTTCATCGGTTAAATTCGGGACTTTTGACAGTTTGTGAATATCTTTCTCCAAGCGGGTTTTATAGTTCTCAAGTGCAGCATCGTTGATTTGTTTAACTAACCAATCTGCATCGCCTTCTCCCGTGACGAGGATTACCCGGTTCTTCTTCATCTCTCCAATCGTTTCTTCATCGGTTCCCATCATTCCTTTGATTTTCAGGTAAGCATCGCTGAAATACTCGAAATCATTCGCCGTATCAGACTGACTTTTGTCATACGCATCAATCAAGGACAGAACTTTTTCAAAATCGCCCTGTCTCTCATCGTTATTCATGAATTCAACGATAGGAACATCGCCAAACGGATGATCCAGTTCTTCAATCAGGACTATATCCCGGGCGTTCTTCCCCGAATACCGGAAAACTTTCTCAGCGGTATATACTTCGGCATAGAACATTTTCCCGTTTAAATCAGCCGTTTCTTCTTCCCAAAATCGGATAGCATATAGTGGGGTCGGCGTGATAAACGAGTCGTATACCATAATCAGGCCGTCTGGGTCAATAACATCGAATCGAACCCGTTTATCGTCGTCAATATACAAGAGTTCGAAGGTATGGCCTTTAATTCCCATTGATTTTGCTAATTCGACGTTTTCATCGCTCTCGACATTATATTCGAAAATATCTTTCAATACCTCTGAAAATTTGGTATCATCGGTTTTGGACGAGTATCTGACCGGAACACCCATGAAATACCCCAAATTCACATCGACGATGTATCCGGGGAAATTGGCTATCATCCGGTTATCCGGTTTTGGCGCGGGTAAAGCCGGTCGATTCAATATTGTCGGGTGCTCACCCCGATAATAATCCATCAAGGTGTTGTATCTCTGAACCGGGTGGCGTTCGATGTGTTTCTGGATTGTGGTTGTAGTTATCGTTAAATCAGGCATTTACATCATTTCCTTACGGTTTTCTTTCAAATTGGGCAGGGTCGGGAACATCCATATAAAAGTCAATTGCGTAAAANACCCGGATACCGCGCTCCAANGCGGTTCTCAATTCCAATACCGCCCCTTTACTTTCGTTCCACCGGGGCAACATCAATACCGCATCATGGTTTGGGTCCAACCTGGACAGAATCGCCAGATATCCGTCAACCCAGTCAGCATGGGTCAACATATCAGTAAGTTCTTCAAAACCTGCCGTATTGAGATGCGGGGTCACGGCGGCCCACCCATTCTTCCATGCGAGAAGCGCGTATTCTTTTGCAATTTTGATGTTTTCTTCGGTAGAATGGGTATTGTTTCCCGTATACGGCCCGGAAAGGTATAGAAGCGAACGGCTCATTCTCACGGCTCCTGATATATTTATCAGAACCAGCAGTATTTAAGAGTATCATTCAAAATTAGCCCCGCTTCAATGTGTTCTTCAGTTTCGGGTTCTTTTAACAGGCGCATCGGCCAAGAAACGGAATATATTTAAGTTCTTGGGTAGAACAATGTATGCCGGTTCGCCTCTCCGGCACAATATCAGCGAGTGTTGGTTCTCTCACCAGTAACTGCGGGCAAACCGCAGTTACCACTTTCACAATTTCATCCATTACACCTTCAGTAATTTTTTGACGGCTCCGAGTTAACCATGATTTCCATCCAGACCGTTCTCCCGGTGTTTTGAACGAGTTTAACCATCCGAGATATATTCATACCAGCGATGTAAAGATCCGCCATTACCTGCATCGTTTAGCACTCGGTTTAGCCCAGACCTCGGGTGAGACGGGTTTGAAATTCTCGGTGTTACTCACCACAGATAAAGTATGATGAGATAACACAAATCCGCATCAATCCCCGTGGGTGGATACCCGACATACCGGGTCACTGGTAACCGGTCGGGTTCTCCGATTCGGGTGATACTTTTCGAACGCTTTCCCCAATTCTGGATGATGGTATCGCGAACCGAACCCAGCAATACACCGAGATTGGAGAGAAATGCTATCTCCCGCAGATTGCAGAGATTTTCCTGTCAGTAATTTTTTGGGCATGGTTGGCGTGTCACTGTTTCAAACCAGGCAGTCATAGTGTGGCTACAACAGTGAAACGCGCTCCAATGATGGACCATACCAGCGGCAAAGAGATCCGCCGCTACCTGCATCGTTTTGTGCAGACTTTAGACCGTTAATCCAGAAAATTGTGCGGGGATTTTCCGGTGTTACTCCACAGGGTGAGAGTGTGATGGAGTAACACAATCCCAAATCATAACCCAAGACCGCGTTTACTCATCGTTCTGACGGATTGCTCTGTGCCAAACAGCGTATGCAGCAAATAACGTTCTTCGTCCTTGGTATGGTCAAATTTCTCGACGGGTTTATCATCCCCGCGTTCTTGTGCTTTGGAATCCCAAACATACGCGCCATAATCCGCAATTGTCTGTTTGCAGCGGGATAGAATTTTATACCGTCCCGTGGATAACATGCGCCCCTGTGTCCGGATACCGTCGAGGACACTGTTGTTCGCGTTTATCACGTTCCTAAACCTGTCTCTCTTCAATTGGAGTTGGAATGATTCGGCGCTTGGGTCAACAATTATCGCCCGGGGAACGATGTTTCCAATGAACGCGGCCATTGCATCGGAGAACTCGGAATCGGTCTTCTGTCTACCTCTAACTGACGGGTCCCAGTAATATTCTTTGACCTTATACACGGTCCCCGATACTCCGAGCCCGTATAGCCCAAATGCGGTTGGATTGGTCGTTCCATAATCAGCCGCAACATAATATGACCGAATCTGTTCAGGGATACGCTCAATTACGTGTAACTGCTTATCAAACATATCGTAGATGATTCCATCGGCAAGAACCCATTTTCCTTCGACATACCGGTCATACCATACCCCAGTATACTCTCTTTTCAGGGCTTCAACGAATTCACGCGGTAAGAACGG